CGCCCGCCGCGCGCGGCAAGATGGACCTCATCATGGGACCGGGCGTCCAGATCCCCGAGCGCCGCCCCGGCGAGATCACTTGGATGAACCCGCCGCAGCCCGACGCCGGCAGCATCGAAGTCGAAATGTCCATCCGCAACGACGTGGACAACTACTTCGGCCGTATCTCCGAAGCCGTCCCGCCGCAACGCTACATGCTGCACACCCAAGAGCTGGTCGATTCGTGGCTGCTTGACATGAAGCTCTGCCTCGTCCAGACGCTCGCCCTCTGCCAGCAGTATATGACCGCGGAAGAAGTCGCCCGCGTCACCGGCAACCCCAATCTCCCGCTCACTGCCAGCCCCGCCGACATCCGCGGCCGCTTCGACGTGACCTGCGAGTTCGACGCCCGACTGCTCGACTCCGAAGCCCTCGGGGCCAAATTAGATTACCTCGCCAAAGTCTTGGTTCCCTTGGACAGCTTCGGCGTTATCGATCGAGTCGGCTTGGTCCAATATATGATGCAGGCAGTAGACCCAAATCTCGCCGGCATCCTCATCAAAGACATCGGCGCCGCTACCCAGGCCGAGCAGGAAGACGAGCAAGGCGCCTTTGCCAAAATCGCCGCAGGCACCGAGCCGCCATTGAAAGAAGGCGGCCAAAACGCGCAAGTCCGCCTGCAAACCTTGCAGCAAATCATCCAGAGCAATCCGGCGGTTCAGCAGCGCTACCAGCAAGACGAAATCTTCCGCAGCATGATCGACGCAAGAGCACAAGCCTTCCAATTCCAGCTCCAACAGCAGCAAAACGCAGTGATCGGCCGCACCGGCGCCCAGCCCGCGCTGCAAAAGATGGCCCAAGACCAGCAACTCGGCATGACCGCCCAGCCAGCCGCCTAATTATAGCGAAATTAGAGAGTTTAGCCCATGCACCCCAACGTCTCAGTCAGAAACATCGCCGGTCTAAACATCCCGCAGCACAACGCGGTTGAGCTGAATTACGTCTCCACGACAAACAATCTTTCCACGGTGGTCTACAAAGAAGGCAGCCAGACAGTTGCCACGCTCACCTTCACCTATGTCGGCGGCACGCCGTCCTCGGACGACGCCCGCATCGCCACCGTCATCCGCTCTTAAATCTCAAATTTCTAATTTCCAATGGGCTTCGCCTTCAATCCGTTCACCGGCAACTTCGACCAGAAAGGTTCTGGCGGTGGCGGCGGCGGCTCTGCCTTCTTCGCAGGCGAAGTGGCAACCTATGCGGATCTCCCGCTCGACGGATCGGCCGCATTGGATAGCCGCTGGCTCGTCCGGTCGAATTCCGGAACGTGGCCCTTCAGCTCCTACAAACAAGCCGGCGTCTATGTGCGTAAAGCCATCGTCGGCGCCTCCCGCGACAACGACTACCAGCTTACCGACACCTCCTTCTTCGACGTGATGAGCGACAGCGCATTCCTCCTCTACGACGACGGCGACGCAACGAAGAACTTAAAGTTCCAACTCTCCGGCATCAGCGCCAGCACGACCCGGACCTTAACCGCCCCCAATGCCTCGGGAACCATAGCGCTCCTTTCAGACCTAATACTCTCCAAACTCAACGGCACTGTGGTCTTGGCGCCGACCTCAGACGCAAACACCACCAGCATCACGCCCGCATCTGTTGCAGGCATGAGCTTCACCGCGCAGGCCAATACCAACTATTTAGTCATCGCCTCCCTGCAACTCGATGTCGCAGCCAGCGGCGGCGGCTGCGTTTTAGACGCATCAACGCCGAATATCACCGGCGGCGCTACAGCCAACGGCATTCAATGCGTCAACAGCACCACCATTAGCGCGCTGGTCGCGCCTAGCTCGACCTCTATCCGCGCCTTTCGGGCCACCGCTGCACAAACAAGCTCAGGACTCGTTGGGGCCGTTTTTTCTATTTCGACCGTCCGATTCACGGCTGGTGGAACAGTCGATTTTAACTGGGCGCTCGCTAGCTCCAGCGCGAACACCAGCACGCTCAAAAGCTCTTCACGCGTTGTATTGATCCCCATCACATGACCGCCGACCAAGCCCTACAGCTAGTGCAGCTGCACCTCTCGGACCACACCTATTCCGCCGAGCGGCCCGCACTGCTGGTGTATCTACTGCAACAAATGCAAGTCGCCAACGCGCAATCGCCCAAAGCCGACGCCGTGCGGCAATGGATAGACGCCATGGTCGCCACCGCCGCCCTCAACCCCGGCAGTATCGAGGCAGCACTCACCGAACCGCCCCACAGCTTTGCCGAAGTCGTGCAAGAGGCAGTCGCGTCCCTCAACTCTCAACCCTCAACCCTCAACTGACAAGATGCGCACCGTCACCTTACAGTCTATCCTCTTGAGGGCATGGCAGCGCGCCGGCAACGACGGCTCGGATATTTCCAACATCCCATCCGGCGCAAGAACCATGATGGTCGCCGCCGCCAACGAACGCATCAGCGACTGCTGGGAATGGGCGGATTGGCCTGAGCTTATGCGCGTTGAAGAACGCACCGTCGAAGGCAACGACACCACCGGCTACTTCATCCCCTACGAGCAAAGCGGCGAGACCGCCATGGGCGAAGTCTTCGCCGTCCTCCGCGACAACCCCGCAACCCACGTTGCACCCCGCCAGATCGGCTACACGCTCCTCGGCGACAACGTCCGCTTCCCGCAAAGCACCGACCTACCAACCACCGTCTGGGTCAACTACCGCATCCGCCCGACCGAATACTCAGCAAGCAACCTCTCCGCGACAGTGCCCGCCGTCATCGCCAAAGCAGTTGCACTCATGCTGACCTCGGACCTCCTCACCGAAGACGGCCAGCTCGACAAAGCACTCGCCATGGAACAGCTCGCAGAGAGCGAACTGATTTCTCAGCGCGACAAATACTACTTTCAGCAGGGCCAACCCTCCATGTGGACGGCCCGCGTCAACCAATACTAATCCTATGAACCCTAACGTCAGAACAACGAACAAAGCTAACGGCGTCCGCCTCATCTCCGACACCACGGCCGTCACCGGAACATTCAGTGTTGTCGAAAGCCTCGACGCCGCGACCAAGTTCCACACGCTCGCAGGCAACCAGACCAACGTGGCGAACACCACCGGCGCCAGCGCCTATGCGTTTCCGGTCGGCACCGCCATCGAGGGCAGCTTCACCGAGATCAAGCTGCACGCAGGCGCCGTGCTTGCCTACTTAAAGTAACGCATCGGACGGGCCGCGCGATGAGCTTGCAGTATTTTCATCACAACTTCAGCACGACGGAAAAAGGCGTCATCGGCACTGCTACGTCCATCGGCTCCTCAGTGTTCAGCATGCTGCCCCACTTGGAAGCAACCCTCCGTATAGGCGGACTAATTATAGGAATTTTGGTCGGGCTGGCCACGCTCATCAGCGTCCTTCACGACATCAGAAAGAAACAGAAAGAACTAAAGAAATGAGAAACTGGAAAACAACGACCATCGGAATCTTGACCGCCCTCATCGCGTTGGCGACCGGCGCAAAGGAATTCCTTGCCACCGGCACCATCCCTGACATCGGCCTCATCGCCGCCAGCCTCATGGCTGCATGGGGATTAGTGGTAGCGAAAGACGGCACCGCCCGCCTCTGACTCCATGCCCGCCCGCGTCACAAAACTCATTGCAGTTGCGATCCTCGCCGTGAGCTGGGCTGTCGCTGCGGCTGGCTGCGTGACGGTCGGCTATGACTTCTTGAAGCAACAGGCCACCGTCACGTTCGACCCTAAAACTGTCAAAGAGCCAACCAAGTGATCCCCAAGAGCCGACCACAACAAAAGCGCGACGAGACGCTGAAGCAGCTCAAGGCTGCCAACGTCAGTGATCCGGTGTGCTTGGTCGGCATTCGTGGCTACTACCGCGACAGCATGGGCGCGACCGGCAAGAACGACCGAGGCATCTACGACGACGCCATTATCCTTGTTTCGCCCAATGTCCACGCCGCCTTCAACGCCAACGTCGATCCGGCCCGCAGCGGAAAGAACCCCAAGATCGGCAAAGGCTACGCATCGCTCAAGTCAGGTGTCTACCGCTACAAACTGGGCAAGCACGGCATTCGGAGCGGCAACCCTTACAAGGCTCTGGTCCAAGGCGATGCAGTCACCGTCCAGCGCGACGGCGGCAAGGAAGAAGTCGGCTTCTTCGGCATCAACATCCATCGCGGCGGAATCACCCGCACCAACAGCGAAGGCTGCCAGACCCTTCCGCCCGCCCAATGGCCAGCCTTCATCTCCCTCGTAGAGTCCGAGATGAAGCGCAACAACGCCAAAACCGTCAGCTACGTTTTAACACACCCAAGAAAGGACATCGCCTAACATGGCCAAAACCATCTCCCAACTAACAGACGCAACATCAGTCGGCGCATCCGACGAAATCATCGTCCAACAATCCGGCGTCACCAAGCGCGCTACCGTGACCGAGCTGAAGGCGCAGGTTGCCACCATCGGCGCCAACGACATCACCGTAAGCGGGGCCAATCGCTCTATCACTAACACTGGCAACTTTGCGTTGTCGTTTGGCACCAACAACACCGAACGCATGCGCATCGACTCTAGTGGGAATATGGGGATTGGGACGACAAACCCCGCAAATG